AAAACTTAAGGTCGACAGAGAAATCTGCCGGCCTTTTTACATACCGAAATGGAGGAGAGGACTATTGCCAAGTAAACCAAAAAAGCCATGTGCATTTCCAGGATGTCCTGAACTTACCTATAAAGTTTATTGCGATGAACATGCTTCCCTTAGGCATAAACAATATGATAGATACAATCGAGCACCAAACCATGACAAGAAGTACGGCAACAATTGGAAACGAATTCGTGGACTTTATGTAAAGAAGTATCCGCTTTGCGAGAAATGTTTGGAAGTAGGCAAAATCAATCCTGTTGAAGAGGTTCATCACATTGTACCACTTTCTCGTGGTGGAACTAACCAGTTCAGTAACCTGATGTCTCTTTGTCAAAGTTGTCATACCAAGATCCATTATGAGTTAGGTGACCGTGGTTGATGGGTAGGGGGATAATGAGCTTTACAACCTTTATCGTAAAATCCGAAGCCGAGCCTTCGTGCGAATTTTTTTGATTTCAAAGGGGGAATTGACTAGTGGCAAAAGATGGAACAGCTCGTGGTGGAGCTAGAATTGGAAGCGGAAAGAAACCAACCCAAAAAAAGAAACTTGAAGTATTAACAACAAGTTTTACAGATATTGTTGATTTGGTTGAACCTGGTGAAATAGAAGGTGTCGATGTTCCACCGATTAAAGATTATCTAAAAGCAAAACAGAAAAATGGAAAAGATTTTTATGCAGAAGACATTTTCAAATCAACCTACCACTGGCTTAAGAAACGTGGATGTGAAAAGCAGGTCGGTAATCAATTAATCGAACAATATGCGATGAGTGTATCACGCTGGATTCAGTGTGAGGAAGCAATATCTGAATTTGGAATGCTGGCAAAACATCCAACAACTGGTAATGCAATCGCTAGTCCGTATGTTTCAATGGCGCAAGCGTACATGAAACAAGTAAACCAAGTGTGGTATCAAATTTATCAAATTATTCAAGAAAATGGATCAGCAGAAATTGACGAACTTGATCCACAAGACATAATGATGGAAAAGTTGCTGAAGACAAGAAAGTAATGAAAGGAAGATTTATCAATGTATGAAAAAGTAAATCCATGCCACCCTGATAAGATTGCGGATCGAATTGCAGGTGCAATAGTAGATTTAGCATACCAAACCGAAAAGAATCCAAGAATTGCTGTTGAAGTATTGATTGGGCATGGTAAGTGTCATGTAATTGCTGAAACATCAATTAGTTTAGATCAAAATAAAGTAAAGGCTATTGTGGAGAGAATTGCAGGTAAAGTTGAAGTTGACTATTTAGAAGTGCCTCAAGATACACATCTAGCTAAAAACCAAAAAGGTAAAATAAGGTGTGGCGATAATGGTATCTTTAAAGGGGTGCCACTTACGACTGAACAAAAAAAGTTATCAAGCATTGCCAGAGAGTTGTTTGCTAAGTATGGCAGTGATGGGAAATACATCCTTGATGGAAAAAGACTGATCATTTGTCAAAGCAATGCCAAAACAAAAAAACTCCACAAGATTTATCCTGATGCAGAAATCAACCCACTTGGAGATTGGACTGGTGGTATCAATGTAGATAGTGGTGCAACGAATAGAAAACTAGGTTCTGATATGGCTGATGCAGTTACTGGTGGAGGGCTTCATGGAAAAGACCTATCTAAAGCAGACGTCAGTTTGAATATTTATTGTTTCTTAAAAGCCCAAGAAACTTGTGTACCAATTGAACTATCATGTGCTATTGGAGATGAGATAATTGATGATAGACCATATGCTGAGATAGTTGAGATTGCTCGTGAGTTTATTAACGATATAGGTGGCTTTGAAAAGTTTGCAGAATGGGGATTAGTGTAATGACAAAGACATCAGTAAAAGAATTTAAACTGGTAAATGTTGACTTGCTTGTTCCTTATGCAAACAATGCTCGAACCCACTCAAAAGAGCAAATAAAAAAACTTCAATCCTCACTTCGAGAGTTTGGTTTTATCAATCCTTTAATTATTGATAGACAGTACAATGTTCTAGCAGGACACGGACGACTTGAGGCTGCCAAAGCTGAAAGGTATACTGAAGTTCCATGTGTATTTGTTGAGGACTTAACGGAGGCACAGAAGAAAGCCTACATTCTAGCAGATAACCGTATGGCACTTGATGCTGGTTGGGATGAAGAGTTATTGGCAGTCGAACTTGGAGGTCTGTCCGATCTAGGCTTTGACTTATCACTTACTGGTTTTGATGATAAGGAATTAGCGGCTTTTTTCAAAAGCGATGAAGCTGAAATTGAAGATGACGATTATGATTTAACAAAAGCCTTAGAAAAGGCTGCATTTGTAGAATATGGTGATCGGTGGATTGTTGGTCGCCATGTGTTAGTTTGCGGTGATGCAACAAACCCTGATGATGTAAAAAAATTAATGGAGGGAAAAAGAGCCAACTTGCTTTTGACCGACCCCCCTTATGGTGTTTCATTTACCAGCTCAAGTGGTCTGAAAATTAAAAATGATTCACTAAAGAACGAAGAGTTCTATAACTTCTTACTAAAAGCCTTTAAGAATATGGTTGATCACTGTGAACCAGGAGCTTCTGCTTACTGTTTCCATGCAGATACTGAAGGATTAAACTTTAGGGCTGCTTTTCATGATGCAGGGCTTCACTTAGCAGGTTGTTGCATTTGGGTAAAAGATAGTCTAGTGCTTGGTAGGTCTGACTATCAATGGCAACATGAGCCGATCCTCTACGGATTTTTAAAGACTGGAAAACATCGATGGTACTCGGATAGAAAACAAACAACTATCTGGAATTTCAAAAAACCAAAAAGAAATGAAAACCACCCAACCAGTAAACCTTTAGACCTCTTATCATATCCTTTAAGGAACAGCTCACAAGAGAACTCAATTGTTCTAGATACCTTTGGCGGTTCTGGATCAACTCTGATGGCTTGTGAGTTAACAAATCGAATCTGTTACACAATGGAGATAGATGAAAAGTATGCATCAGTTATTCTAAGACGATACGTAGAAAAAACAGGTGATGTGGAAAATGTTTATTGTTTTAGGAATGGTGAAAAAGTTACTTATTCTGAAGTAGTAAAGGAAGTTGAAAGTAATAGTTCTAATGACTTGATATAAATTCCTTTTAGAGCGAATATATAGTAACCTAAAACGGAGGATTTATTATGGCAGAAAAAACAATAGAAGACTTAAGACAAGAATTAAAGGAAATGTGTGAACGAACAAACACAAGTCTTTCTGGTATCGAATATCTGATTAAATATTATTTGGAGACATTTAAATGGACAGAAGCTGAAGCAATCAATTATGCGATTGGTTTATTCAAGAATGGAACGATAGAACAAATTAAATTTATCGGTAAAGACGGAAAACCAATATAAAATAATTAATGTTAAGAAAGGTGGTCCTATAGTGGAAAAATCAGAAAACAATAGTAAAGAAAGACTTATGAGGTTAGAAGAATCTGAGCTACGATTAAGAGCAATTCATGAGATGAGATGGATGCTACTTAGTCGAGCAGATGAAGTTTCAAATCATGATATCTATGTTGAAGGTAATGAAATACTTAATGAAGTTGAACAAAAAGTATGGCAGTATATCAATGGTGAAGTTGAAAAAATATGAGGTTAAAGTAATTATGAAAACAATTGATCGTAGTGAAATCGAAGGATTAAAAAAAGAATATCCATTAGGCACAAGAATTGTACTTGTAAAAATGGATGATGTTCAAGCTCCACCCATTGGCACAAAAGGTACAGTTGTAGGCGTTGATGATATTGGATCACTATTAGTTCATTGGGATAACGGCAGTACGCTCAATGTTTTATATGGTGAAGACATATGCAAAATTATTAAAAAAAGTGACAAATAAACCGCTATATATTCTCGAATGACTTGCTATATATTTCTTTTAGAGCGAATATACACGTAACAAAAAGAAATAAATACACATTCATTTGCGGAGGATAAAATGAACGAAAGAATTAAAAACCAAATTGAAAACATGAAAAACCAAACAATCGGTGTGGAAATTGAAATGAACAACATCACAAGAAAAAAGGCTGCAGAACTTGTAGCAGCCTACTTTGGAACAATTGCAAGAGATTCAGCAGTTGAATACGGATATTATTCATGGGCATGTAGAGACACAAAAGGTAGAACATGGAAATTTCAAAAAGATGTAAGCATTGCAGGACCCGATGAAGAAAAATGCGAAATGGTTACACCAATTCTAAAATACGATGACATTGAAGACTTACAAGCAATTGTTAGAATCTTAAGAAAAGCAGGAGCAAAAAGCGATGCAACAAGAATGTGTGGAGTTCACATCCACATCGGTGCAAACGGCCACACACCAAGGACTATGAGAAACTTAACAAACATTATGGCAAGCCATGAAAGCTTACTTTCACAAGCCCTAGACCTAGACCGAAACCGAATCGGAAGATACTGTAAAACGGTTGATCCAAGATTCCTACAAGCAATTAACAAAAAGAAACCAACAACAATGAGCGGTTTCGCAGATGTTTGGTACAAAAGCCAAAACGAAGATTATGACAGACACCATCATTATAATGGTTCAAGATACCATATGCTAAACTTCCATGCAACCTTCACAAAGGGAACAATTGAATTTAGATTATTTCAATTTGATGCACCTAAAGATGGAAAACTTAATGGACTTCATGCAGGACAACTTAAAAGCTACATTCAACTATGCTTAGCACTCAGCCAAATGGCAAAAGAAGCAAAAAGTGCCTCTCCTAAACCACAACAAAACGAAAATCCCAAATACGCAATGAGAACATGGTTATTAAGACTTGGATTCATTGGTGATGAATTCGCAACTGCAAGAGAAACCCTAACAAAGAGATTATCAGGCGATGCAAGCTTTAGAAGTGGGGTAAGACCCGCTTCTATAGTACTTGCGTAAGGGGTGCGAAATGACAAAATATTATGTGGCTTATGGTAGTAATCTTAACATTAACCAAATGAAAATGAGATGCCCTAATGCAAGAGTTGTTGGAACTGGGTTTATCCACGATTATGAACTACTTTTTAAAGGAAGTAAAACTGGTGGTTACTTAACAATTGAAAAAGCGAAAGGCAAATCAGTCCCAGTTGCAATCTGGCAAGTAACAAAACGTGATGAAATGTCACTTGATCGATATGAAGGCTATCCATCATTTTATTACAAGACTGATGTAGAGATTGATATTAAAGGCATCAAGACGGGTAAACAGTATCGAAAGCAAGCCTTTGTTTATATCATGCATGAGGATCGTGAAATTGGCATGCCATCAGATTGGTATGTACTAACTTGCCTTGAAGGTTATAAAGCATTTGGGTTTAGTCCTAAATATCTTGAAGATGCACTATTAAAAAGTATGGAGGTAAAAAATGAAAACAACATCAAACGTTATTAAAACTTGTCCTTTATGTGAAAAGGAATATAGAGGTCACCCTGCCATTTCAAGAAAAGACAATCAAACACCAATATGTCCTACTTGTGGAACAATAGAGGCCCTTGAAGGACTTGGTTTGAAACCTGATGAGATTGAAAAAATAATACAATCGATTCCCAGGATTGAAGAGTTGTAAAAATCTAAAACAAAAAGGTCGACTTCGGTCGGCTTTTACTTAACATTAAATTTGGAGGATGAGGTTTTGGGAAAGCTAAAAAGTTATGTTCCCACCAAGTTCAAAGCCAAAAACTCCGTTTATAGTAAAGAAGCAGCCGATAGAGCTGTTTGTTTTATAGAGTCACTAAAACACACTGATGGAGTTTGGTATAAAAAGCCATTTGAACTCCTTGATTGGCAGGAACAAATAATAAGAGATGTTTTTGGAATTTTGAAGCCAAATGGTTATCGACAGTTCAATACTGCCTACATCGAAATACCAAAGAAACAAGGAAAGAGTGAACTTGCAGCTGCAGTTGCTCTTTTACTTACTTGTGCTGACTTTGAAGAAGGTGCTCAAGTTTATGGTTGTGCTGCTGATAGAAACCAAGCAAAGATTGTATTCAATGTTGCCAAGAAAATGGTAGAACTTAATAAGTACTTAAAAAAATCAGTTAAAATATCAGAGTCAAAAAATAGAATTGAATATAAGAATAGTTTTTATCAGGTTCTCTCAGCTGAAGCCTACTCAAAACATGGCTTTAACATTCATGGTGTTGTATTTGATGAACTTCATGCTCAACCAAATAGAAAACTATATGATGTAATGACAAAGGGTTCAGGTGATGCAAGGAAGCAACCTTTGTTTTTTCTCATAACCACAGCGGGCGATGATACAAATTCAATCTGTTATGAAGTTCATCAAAAAGCGAAGGATATACTTGAGGGTAGAAAAATTGATCCTACTTTTTATCCTGTCATTTATGGAGCAGATCCCGATGAAGATTGGACTGATCCTGAAGTTTGGAAAAAAGCAAATCCTAGTCTAGGTATAACTGTTGATATAGAAAAAGTAAGAGCGGCATGTGAATCTGCAAAGCAAATGCCAAGTGAAGAAAATACATTTAGGCAACTCAGACTAAATCAATGGGTGAAGCAAGAGAAACGTTGGATGCCTATGCGTAGGTTTGATGCTTGTTATGTCGATTTTAAACCGGAAGACTTAAAGGGTCGTGTATGTTATGGTGGACTTGACCTTTCATCCTCGATGGATATTACCGCTTTTGTGCTAGTATTCCCACCAACGCTAAATGATGATAAATACTACGTTGTACCGTTCTTTTGGATACCTGAAGATAATATGAAGCAAAGAGTAATTCGAGACCATGTTCCTTATGACTTATGGACATCACAAGGATATTTATACACAACAGTGGGTAATGTGATTCACTATGGTTACATAGAACATTCGATTGATGAGCTTGGAAAGATGTACAACATTAAGGAGATCGCCTTTGACCGATGGGGTGCTGTTCAGATGACACAAAATCTAGAACATATGGGTTTCACAGTTGTTCCCTTTGGACAGGGTTTCAAAGATATGAGTCCACCAACCAAAGAGTTAATGAATCTGGTCATGCAAAAGCGACTTGCTCACAATGGTAATCCAGTACTTCATTGGATGATGGACAATATTGCGATTAGAACTGATCCGGCTGGTAATATCAAAATGGACAAATCTAAATCAATCGAAAAAATTGATGGTGCTGTGGCTACGGTAATGGCACTTGATCGAGCATTAAGAAATGAAGGTATCTCAAGTGAATCAGTGTACGATTCAAGAGGTATCATTTTTATATAAAGGGGTGATAGATATGGGTATATTTAAAGGTATTTTTAAATCAAGAGATAAACCAGAAAATAAAGTCTTAGGCGGTGGCTATTCATTCTTAATGGGCAGTTCTACAGCTGGAAAAAATGTAACAGAACGTTCTGCTATGCAAATGACTGCTGTTTACTCATGTGTCAGAATTCTTGCAGAAGCTGTTGCTGGACTTCCACTACATTTGTATAGGTATAAAGAGGATAACGGAAAA